ATTCAATAAGTCAGTCAGCGTATCAGCCGGGATCAAGCCATGGCAGCAGACGCCTATTCAACTTTGCTCGGCCTCCTTCTCATGGGAACCGGCAATGATAACAATAGCTGGGGCGCCAACGCCAACAACAGCATCTTTCAGATCATGGAGGATGCCGTTGCCGGTACGCTGGCTTCATCGGTCACCGGCGGCACTCTCGATCTAAGCACTCCGGCGCCGCCAAGCGCGGCCTCGCTGGCGCGCTATGCCGTGATGTCATTCAGCGGCGCCTTGACCTCCGACCAGATCGTCAAGGTACCGAACCTTTCAAAGCTCTGGATCGTCGACAACGCTACGAGCGGCGCCTTCACACTCACGTTCAAGACGCCATCGGGCACCGCATCGGCGGCGATCCCGCCGGGCTACGCGCTGGTCTCCTGCGACGGCGCCAATACGATCTCGGTCGGGCTTTCGACGTCGCTGCGTGACGTCCAATGGCTCGGCGCCGACGGCACCGTGGCGGCGCCCGGTGTGTCGTTCGCTTCGGAGCCCGGGACCGGCATCTATCGGAAATCAGCCGGTGTCGTCGGCATCAGCATCGGTGGCGTCGAAATTCTTGAGGTGTCGGCGACGGCCGTGAACGTCGTCGGTGCCTCGACCTCGCTCCAAGTCGCCGGTGCCCAGGTCATCCCGCCCGGCATCGAGGACGACTACGATGGCATCGAGTTGCCGGCCGGTGGCTGGCTCTGGTGTGATGGCGGCGCCTATAGCCGGCCCGTCGCCAACGGCGGCACCGTCGACACCTACAAGAACCTTTTCAATGCTCTCACCAAGGCGGCGACAGCGACGGTTGCCTCTGGCAGCAATACGCTGAGTAGCCTGTCGGCCGACCTAACCGCGAAGGGGCTCAAAGGGGCCTACATCGAAGGCGCCGGCATTCCAACCGGCACTAAGATCAATGCGATCACGGCGACGACGATCACGATGTCCGCGAACGCGACCGGCAACGGTACCGCTGTCGCGATCCGCATCCTGCCATGGGGTCAAGGCGACGCCTCGACGACCTTCAATGTGCCGGATCGCAAGGGCCGCACCATCTTCGGCCGTGACGACATGAACGGCACCGCAGCCGGACGCCTCGTGGTGCACGACGGCACCCAGCTATCGTTGGTCGGCGGCGAGGAGCAGCACACGCTTACTAAAGCAGAGGCGCCGACGGGGCTACATACGCTCAACTTCCACGACCCAACCCATGCTCATCCGAGCTCGACGCCGAACACTATTCAGGGCGTCGGTGGCGATACCACCACCGGATATGCGTACCAATGGGGTGCCCTTGGGTATAGCGGATATGCGTCGACCGGGATCACTGCATCGCTGACAGACAATGCCGGCAGCGGCGCGCACGAAAACATGCCGCCGTTCGGCATCGCCAACAAGATCATCAAGACCTAAGCGATGTCGGCATTAACCCCGCTCCCCATCGCGCCGCCGCCGGGCGTCGTCGTCACGGAATCCGACCGCGTTGTCCAGGGGCGGTGGATTCTGCCGTTCGACAAGGTCCGCTTCGTCAAAGGGCGACCGCAGAAAATCGGCGGCAATGTCCGCGTCACGAATTCGCCGATGTCGGGGACGCCGCGCGCCATCCATGCATGGCGCGATTTCCTGCAGAACCAATACGTCGCGTCGGGGACATATCGAAAGCTCTATGCTTTCGACTCCAGCTACACGATCACCGACATCACGCCGATCGACTCCTCCGGAACTCTCGGCGCCGATCCGTTCACTACGACAAGCGGATCGAAGACGGTCGCCGTTCACAACGTCGCCCACGGCCGCGGTGTCGGCGATTCCGTGACCTATTCTGGTGCCACGACGGTCAACGGCGTCGACATGAACGGGTCGTTCCTTGTCGGCACCGTCGTCGACGCCGACAACTACACGGTCACGGCGGCCCAGACCGCCAATGCGAGCGGCGCCGGTGGTGGCGCGGCCGTCGCCTACGAATACGAGGTCGGCGTCGGCACCGAGCTCGGCGCCTTCGGCCAGGGATGGGGCGTCGGCCCATGGGGTCTCGGCAACTGGGGCACCGCCCGCGGAGCATCGACGATCTTCTTCGAGCCGAGGGTATGGTCGCTCGACCATTTCGGCACCGTACTCCTTGCCACCTACAACGGCGGCACGCTCTGGTCCTTCGATCCAACCCAGAGCCAGCCATGGGGGCGCGCCGTCGGCACCTTCGGTGGTGTCGCGATGGGGGCGCCCAACGATTTCCGCGCCATGTTCGTGACGCCGGAACGCTTCGTGTTCGGTCTCTGCGACAAGATGGTGGTCAAGGCGTGCTCGCAGGGCGACCCGACCGCATGGACGCCGTCGACATCGAACACCGCTTTTCAGCGCACCTTGCAAGAGGGCACCAAACTCATCGGCGGCCGCCCGTTGGCGCCATTTATCAGTCTGGTCTGGACCGACGCCGCGCTCTACCTCTTCCAATATACGGGCTCGCAATTCGTCTACAACTCGTCGCTCGCCGGCCGAGATTGCGGCCTGATCTCGCCGAATGCCACGGTGACCGTCGACGGCGTCGCGTACTGGATGGGCTCCGACAACTTCTATCTCTACAACGGCAGCGTTCAGCCGATGCCGAACGTCGACGACATCCGCAAATATGTGTTCGACGCGGTGCCGCCGACGCTCGGCTTCCAGTGCAGCGCGGTTTACGTTCCGAAATTCCGGGAAATCTGGTTCAGCTATCCGACGACCGGCGACACCAACCCGACGAAATACGTCATCTACTCGATCAATGACCAGTGATGGGCACCGGGCAGCGGTGACTTCTATACCGCTCTCGGCGCAACGCACGGATGGGCATCGGGAACGCATTTCACCCAAGGCGACACCAGCCCCGTCATCGCAGGCACCGACGGGTATATCTATAATCAAGACCCCATCGGCGACAGCTACAACGACAACGGTCAGCCGCTCCAATGGCAGGCGACGTTGTCGCCCTATGCGCTGCAAGAGGGCATGCAGAGCATGGATGTCGAGGCCGTGCTCCTCGATTTCTTCAACGAGATCGGGAACGTCAGCGTCAAGATCGACGCCTACGACCGCCTCAACGATGCGGCACCGATGGACACCGAGACCGAGATCGTTGGTCCCGCCGACAATCCCTACACCGAGTTTCGCCTGTCGGGCCGATACATCGGCCTGTCACTGAACTGCGGCGATCTCAACAGCCATTTTCGCTGGGGCCGGCCGGTGGCATGGGTACGGCCTTCGGGGCGGAGAAGCTGATGCGGCCGGTCACCATCAACACCAACGACGTCGCCGGCGCGCTCATCGAATTGATGCGGGCGAGCCATGAGAACGACATCGTAGACCTCGCGCAAAACTTCAAACCGGATGTCGCCGGCTTCACGCCGACCTACACGATCGACACGACGACGCCGTCGGCGGCCAACATCGCCAACTTCCTTGCCACGCTCATCACGGTCATGCAGCGCGGCGCGATCAATCGAACCACATGAGCATCTCGATCCGCTACGCGGAGAGCGATGACGACGTCGTCGCCATTCACCGCTTTCTATGCGTCGTCGCCGGACCGACGTTGCCGGGACCGATTGACCACAAAGATAGTGCAATCGAGGTCTGGCGCGTCGTCAAAGAGGACGTCGCGCTGATGGCGATGAATGCCGACAACCTCATGGTCGGCACCATGGGCATCGTCAGAGTGCCGTTCTGGTGGAACACCAAGGTCCGGTTCCTCGCCAATCGCTGGTTCTTCACGATCCCGGGCTCGCGCGCCGCGAAGCCGTTGCTGCGCGAGGCCGGTGCGATTGCGAAGGGCTCCGATCTCGAGCTCCACATCTTCGACGAGCGCCGTGGGCGCCTCGTGATCTCAAACAAAAGCAAGTTGCGTCAGGAGGTTCCCGATGTGCTTCGGTGATACCAAGACACAGACCTCGACACAGAACAGCACGACCGCGCCGCCGGCATGGCTGTCCGATGCCGCGAACTCGAACGTGCAGTTCGCTCAAGGTGTTCAGAAGGCCGGATTCACGCCGTACAGCGGCCAGCAGGTCGCGAGCTTTGCGCCGCAGCAGCAGCAATCGTTCGATCTCGGCGGGCAGATCACGGGCGGCGTCTCCCCGTTTGTCGGTCAGACCGGCGGGATGGTCGACAAGTATGCGACCGCTGGGCCGCAATCGGTAAGCGCCGATAGCATCGCGTCGCAGATGACGCCGTACATGAGCCAGTACGTCAAGCAGTCGCTGGCCCCGCAGTTGGACGCGCAGGACCAGCAGTTCGCGCAGCAGAACAAGTCGTGGGATGCCGGAGCCACCGGTGCCGGAGCCTTCGGCGATACCAGTTGGGCGCTCGGCAAGGGCAACCTGACCAACCAGCAGGATGCGGCGCGCGCCGGTCTCGTCGGCAACGCCTACAACACCGCCTTCAACACCGCCATCGGTGCCGGAGCCCAGGACGTCGCCAACAACCTCAACGCCTCGACCACAAACGCCAACCTCGCCGAGACCGCGCTCGGCCGCCAGCTCACCGGCGCCAACACGCTCTACAGCATGGGCACCGGCGCCGACCAGTTGCAGAACACGCTCGGCGGACAGCAGACCGCGGCGACCCAGGCCGACCTCAACGCTAAGTACAATCAGTGGCAAATGGCGCAGCAGTACCCTTTCCAGACCACGCAACTCATGGATCAGGCGATCACGGCGGGGCGCGCCGGTGCACCGATCACGACCGACGGAACGTCGACGCAGTCGTCGCCGGACAATTCCGGTTTCGGCATCCTCGGCTCTATCGGCGGCTCGTTGCTGTCCTCGCCTGCCGCCGGATCGGCTGCGACGGCAGCGCTAGCCTTCCTCGCCGATGGCGGCCCTTCCGCCAACGGCCAGCCCACGGTGGTCGGCGAGCGCGGCCCCGAACTTATCGTTCCAGATGGCAATGGCGTCGTGATCCCCAACGAGGTCTTGCAGGCCGCTGCGATGCTGCGTGCCGTCAAGCCCGGCAACGGGCAGGTCGACAAGGGCGCCGCGCTCGACGAGGCGCTGCAGAAGCCAGTGCGCTTCATGGCGGACGGCGGCTTCTTCGGCGATCTCTTCGGTGGCGGCACCGGCGGCTTTATGAGCGGCGCGCCTAGCCTCGACACCGGCAACTCTGCGCCATGGATCAATCCGGACGGTGCGGCCGCGCCCGGCGAGGTCGGTAGCACACTCAATGGCACCGGTACGCCGCGCGTGTTCGCGTCCCCGCAGGATCAGACGATGCTCAACGCCGATGTACCGATGTCGCCAGATCGCGCCAACGCGATCTACGATGCCTACAAGCGCGTCGGTGGCGGCACCGATCCT